CCGAGTCCACCCATGCCTACTTCGTTGTAGAACGGGGGGATGGGTATCGGGCTTGGGTGTTTCCAGACCTGCTGTTCCGGGCCTGGAGGTTCGCGTTGGGGCGGTCACGCGACTCCAGGACCTTCGTCGCGTTAAGGGCAAGGTGTGATGATTGGGCTGGCCGTCATTTGGGCCCTGTTTGGGCCTACCCAGCCGTCATCTCCTCGGTTGAGCTCGCTATGGAGTCGAGCACGCTGGAGGATGGCCTCCGGCTGTTGCTGCGACGCCAGGGCTCGGCCCCACCCGAGTGGTGGGAGCGGGACTAGATTCTTCACCAACGTGCTCGTTGGGCGTATGTGTGGGCTACATGCGTCCGCTCGACAACATTTTGGAGGGTGCCAGCCTCCGGCTGCCTGACACGTTGGTTTGCAATCCGCTCCCCAAGAGGAAGATGCGGTCTGCCCTGCCGTGTGGCTTCGTCCCGGGACTTTGGGTACCGGGGGTCCACGACAACTGCACGCACAACGAGGTCTCTGCCCTTCTGATGAGATCTCTGGCTCCAGCCGCCCCTGGCGCGCCGGCCGTGCTTGGCAGCAACTTCCTCTGCGCCGTGAAGCGGCTCAGGGGCGTTGCTAAGGCTTACACGGGTGGGAGGTGGAGCTACCGCGATGTTGTGAATACCTACGCCGGGGCGATGCGCCGTAGGTACGAAGAGGCGGAAAGGTCCCTGATGATGAAGCCAACGTTAGGCCGGGACGATTGGCTCCTGAAGGCCTTTCTGAAAGCTGAGAAGCTGGTACCGGGGAAGAAGGCCAAGCCGCGGATGATCTTTCCCCGTAGTCCGCGCTTTAACTTGGTACTTGCGACTTGGCTCAAGCCTTTCGAGCACTGGCTGTGGGGTTATCTCACTGCCGAAAGGTTCCTTGGACAAAAGGGTAACAACACGCGGGTTTGTGCTAAGGGACTGTCCCCCAGGGAGAGGGGCAACTTGATTGCGCGAAAGTTCTCCCGCTTCAGATCCTGCGTTGTGTTCGAGGTTGATGGCAAGGCTTTCGAGGCCCACGTGTCTCGGCAGCAATTGGTGGAGGAGCACTCTGTGTACCTCTCGGCCTTCCAGGGGGATCGGGAGTTGCACTCTGTGCTGCAGCGTCAGCTCTTCATGAAGGGCTACACTGCCACGGGGGTGAAGTTCAGTCGGGATGGCGGGCGTTCGAGCGGCGATTACAACACTGGTATGGGCAACACCCTACTCATGCTGTGTTGTGTCGTGTCAGCGATGCAGGGGCGCGGGGTGCCCTATGACGTCCTTGCAGACGGGGATAACGCGATTATCTTCCTAGAACGTTCCGACTATCCCGGCGTTCGGGCTGACTTCGCCTCTCGTGTCTTCGCCGAGTGCGGGCACGAGATGACGTTAGAAAGACCTGCCTTCCAGCTTGAGGATGTCCGTTTCGGACAGTCTGCGCCTGTTTACCTTGGCCATGGCCTGGGCTGGACCATGGTTAGGGATCCTCGCAAGGTAATCTCGCATTGCCTTGCCAGCCACCGCTGGTTGGCTGAGCCCATCGGGGGTAAAAGGTGGGCGAGGGGCATCGCGCAGTGCGAACTGTCACTGGCACGCGGCGTGCCAGTGTTGCAGGATTTCGCACTCAAGCTGCTGCGAGCAACGGAG